TTAAAAATTTACATAGCTACTGAAAGCATCTGTTGCTTCTTTAGTAACTTCATCAGAAACATGAGTGTAAGTATCCATAGTTATTTGTAAAGAAGAATGTCCTAAACGTTCTTGGATTATTTTAGACCTAACATTATCTGATTCGAATAATAATGTTGCGTGGGTATGCCGAAAACCATGACAACCAATAGAATGTAAGTTAGCCTTTTCTGCCAATCTTTTAGAACGTTGGTAAATGTCTTGACTTCGGAACATGGTACCATCAATTTTTGTAAAAATGAGTTGTGTTTTAAACCCACCTTTTTTCATTAAAGCTTCACGCTGTCTAAGTTTCCATTTTTTTAAGATATAAGCAGTCTTGTTATCAAAAGAAATTTTACGAATAGAATTGGGAGTTTTAGGATCGTTTATAGTCAATCCATTTGTACTGATAGCAGTAGTTTTATTTATATTAACTACCTGCTTTTTTAAATCAATATCATTCCAATTCAATGCTAAAGCTTCACCAACACGTATACCAGTAAAAGAAAGTAAGCGAAAAATAGCACAGTCTAAGTCAGCATAGTATTTTAGAACTAAACTTTCTTCTTTGGCTTGATTGGCAATGCTATCAGCTGTATTTAAGAAATGTTCCAGTTCGTCTTTTGTATAGAACTTTCTTTTTGTATTCTTTTCTACTTTCTTTAGCGAACTAGGCTTAGTTATTTTCTTAAATGGGTTTGAGTCTATTATTTCTAAACCAACAGCATAGTCACAAACACGAGAAGCATAACTCAAAAGTACTTTTCCCATTTCATTCTTTTTATACCATTCATTAACAGATTTTTGAACGATCTTGACTGTTAAACGCTCAAGTCGCATTTTCCCGAATGTGGGTAAAATGTGTTTTTTCATACGTCGTTCAGTAGCTATAAATGTGGATTCCCTAACTGTTTTTTTGTATTCGTCCAACCACATATAATAAACTTCTTCAAAAGTTGTTAAATGAGTATGCTCGTTAGCTAGATTTCCATTATCAAAATCTAATTTTTTTTGATTAAGCTTGAGCTGTGCTTCTTTTTTTGTATTACAGTTTCTGATAGTGACATTAATTTGTTTACCAGTTAAATAATCTACGCCTAAATAGGCAGTTACTTTCCAGTATTTTTGTCCTTTTTTTGTGTATTGTTTAAAAGTTGCCATTTTTTATCCTTTCCACTTGGGCAAGCGAACAGAGGGAATGACAAATTTCTAGCACCTCCTTATTTGATTTTAAAGCCCCTATCGTGAATCGAACACGATAGAACTCGCCAGAGAAGGGATAATATTACTTTTATTAAAATATTCAGTAATAGTTGAAGTAAGCATACCAATAAATCCAATTCCTAAAATCATTAAAATGATTGCTGCAACTCTACCTAATGGCGTAGCTGGTGAAATATCGCCATAACCAACAGTAGTTGTTGTCACTAAAGCCCACCAAAATGCATCAATATACGGGACATTTTCTGCATATGAGTAAATCATTGCTGAAATAACAATAAGAACTGAGCTTAAATAAATCACATTTAAAAATCCATTCGTATTTAAAAATGATTTAGTGTTTCTTGTTAATTTGCCAACCACACCTATCGCTCTTGTTAGCTTTGCAAGTCTAGCTATTTTAGCTATTCGAAATAACCTAGCGATTCTAAAGAAAGAAAAAATAGCATCAAAAGGAATTATCGCAATCAGATCAAAAATATTTTCTTTAAAAAATTTGATTTTATTTTTTGAAATAATGAATCTAACAATGTAGTCAATTGTAAATGTGATTAAGATAAAATTATCAATAATGTTAAACGGTGGATTACTAATATTAATGACATTTGAAAAATCAAAAATAACTAAAGCGATTGAAATTAATGCTAAAGCAACAATAGAGTAATTATAGATTTTTTAAAACTAACTCTACTTCATATTCTTCCACCAACTCTTTGATACTTTTCATATAGCACAACCTTTAAATTATTTTCCGAATCTTCCTTTTAAATAAGCACGAATAACTTCTCTATCGTGATCATCAAGTGGTTCACCATCAAAACTCATCATATTGTCTAAAACTTCATCCAAATCATCAGAGGGGTTAACATTAGCTTGGTTTGGATTTTCAGTACGACCTAATAAATAATCAACAGAAACATTAAAATAATTGGCCGTAAGCTAATTTATTAGCTAATAAGTTCTCAAACAAAACCAATAAATAAAACATAAAAATCGTTGGGGAACGGTAAAGGTGTTCATTTACTAGTCTTTATAAGGCTTATTTAGCTATGAATAAATAGTACACTATAGTTGGAAATGTGTCAACGTATTTTGTTAAATTAGCTAATTTTTTAGCTTACAAATTAAAAATAAAGGGAAATTATATCAAATAAAAGGGAGTGAGTAATAAATATGTCACAAGACTTAGCGATTGATGTTAGAGCAGCTCTAATTCGTGCAGGCAAAAACCAATCTTGGTTAGCAAAACAACTGGGGATTTCAAGCCCTTACTTGTCAGATATTCTTCATGGTCGTAGACGTTCAGAAGAGCAAGTTCAGAAAATCAAAAAAATCTTAAATATCAAGATGAACAGGTGTAAGTAAAATAAAACAAAGAGATTAGAAGGGGGTATAAAAATGGAAGTGATTTTAACTCCAGAAAATGAAGCTTCTCTAAGGGATTTTGTACATGGAATTATTGTTGATGAAATAGAAAAAGCACGAAGAGATACCTCGATTGATAAGCGAGTTTTAAATCAAACAGAGATTGCAAAATATTTCGATGTATCCACTACAACAATAAGGGAATGGGAGAAGCTAGGTCTTCCGCATGGATCAGTAAGTAAACAAGGGAAGTTCTACGACAAAGAAGAGTGTCGAAGATGGCTTCTATCACAAAAAAGATAAATCTTGGGCAAGCGGAAATTTAGGTAAGAAAGACAGATAAAAAAATAAAACAACAAATAAAGACCCACTTCGACGGCCATCAAAGTAGGTCAATTACAAATATCAAATTCAAGGAGAGTGTACCACATGAATAGAAAAATTGAAAGAATGATTATTGAACTTGAGAAAGAATGTAAGGCACAAAATGTTGAACTTCTTCTATGTGCCGCAAATTTTGAAACAGACCAAGGAAGTACTGCGTTTTGTGGTTCAGTTATCGGGTTAGCTATACTCTTGCAAAAATTATTAGGTGATCTAAAAGAGCAATTAAGCATAAGCGAATCTTGTGATTGCCCAGAATGCGTAGCAGAAAGAGCCGAAGATGCTGCAAATGAAAAATCTATGGATGAATTACTAACTGCATTTTTACGGGTGACCTGCAATGATTGAAGTAAGAGGTTTGAGTGATGATGTTTACGAATTAATGTTAGCGAATGCTCAAAATAGAATTATTCAATCAATTCGAACTGCAGCAGCAAATGGTAATACAAGTTGCGTGGTGAATAGTAAAGGTCTTACATCAACGTTTTTATCTCAATTAGAAACAGAAGGATTTGATCACGTTGAACTTGAAGAAAACAAAACCAAAATATTCTGGGAGTGGTGAAAATGCCTGAATTTGATTCATTAGGAGCTAGACAAGAGCCGCCAGAAGAAAAAGAAGCATTAGAGCCAACATGGGAATATGACGAAGAAGAGGAGAAAAATATATGAGTAACGATTTAACACAAATGACACAACGATCTTTAGATGAACAAGTCATCGGAAATTTAAATAGATTGCAAGAGCAAGGGTTAGAAATGCCACCAGGCTATAGCCCGCAGAATGCTTTGAAAAGTGCTTTCTTTGAATTAACTAACAATTCAGGAGGGAACCTTCTTCAGTTGGCAGCTAACAACCCAGAAACTAAAACATCTATTTCTAATGCCTTGCTTGATATGGTCATCCAAGGATTATCACCTGCGAAGAAACAATGCTATTTCATTAAATATGGAAATAAGGTCCAGCTTATGCGCTCATATTTCGGAACCATGGCTGTATTAGATCGAGTAACAGGAGGGGCAGATATCACGCCTGTTGTAGTAAGAGAAGGCGATGTATTTGAAATTGCTATGGACGGACCAGACTTAGTTGTTGCTAAACATGAAACATCCTTCGAAAACCTAGACAACGACATCAAGGCTGCTTATGTGGTTATTAAGCTAGCAAATGGTAAAGAAGTAACAACGGTCATGACTAAAAAACAAATCGATAAGTCATGGAGTAAAGCAAAAACAAAAAATGTTCAAAACGATTTCCCAGAAGAAATGGCAAAAAGAACTGTCATCAATCGAGCTGCTAAATATTTAATTAACACTAGTAACGATAATGATTTATTTGTGCAAGCTGCTAAAGACACACTCGAAAATGAATTCGAACGAAAAGATGTGACACCAGAGCGAAAAGAACAAACAGCGGTACTCGAAGAAAAAATATTTACCAACAATAAAAAAGTTATTGAGCAAGAAAACGACATTGAACCGACATTGAACAAGCCAAACCAATTGAAAAAGAAGATTTAACGAAAGTGGCGGACCAAATTTTAGAAGAACCAGTTCAGGAAACTTTAGATGTGATGGCTGGTTATGAAACCAATCAGAAAGAGAGTGAAGCTGATGTCTCAACGATTGAAGAAGACGATTATCCTTTCTGACGAAAATTATTATTCAACTGAAGCGGACCTAGCTTATATGTCTGTCTCTCAATATAAAAAATTTCTTGAATGTGAAGCTGCAGCTCTTGCCAAGTTAAAAGGCGAATGGACACCAGAGAGTGATCCAAAAGCATTGCTAGTTGGTAATTATGTTCATTCTTACTTTGAATCACCAGAAATTCATGAAGCATTTAAAGAAGAAAATAAAAGCAAGATGTTCTCTTCAAGAAAACCGTTTGGCCTACTGAAAGATTTCCAAATTGCGGAGCAGATGATTGAAAGATTAAAACAAGAAGAAGCCTTTTTAAATATTTATCAAGGTGAAAAAGAAGTGATCGTCACAGGTGAAATTGGTGGTGCAATGTGGAAAGGGAAAATTGATTGTTTGAATTTAGAAGAAAAGTATTTTGTAGACATCAAAACAACCAAAGATATGCATGAGAAGAAATGGGATGAACGTTTAAACAGAAAAGCAAACTTCATTGAACGCTTCGGTTACGTGTTGCAAATGGCTGTTTATTGCGAACTGCTTCGGCAACAATATGACAAAAATTTTCTTCCTCTCATTGCAGCCGTTTCAAAACAAACACCTAGTGAAGCAAAACTAATCACTCTTAGTGAAGAAAAAATGATTTACGAATTAGAAGAATTAAAAGAAAACATCGAGCGTGTTGTGCGAGTGAAAAATGGCGAGGAAGCACCAGTTAGTTGTGGAATTTGTGAATATTGTAGAGGACACAACAAAATTACAAATTTTACCAGTATGGACGATTTATATTAGGGAGGAAGAACTACAACCAAGCAACAGAAATCAAATACAGGTCATTCGGATTACGATGATCTTGGATTTTAGGAAGTGAAAGAATGCAGTCAGCATCAGATGGATTTTCAAAAATGATTAAAACGTTGCTTTATATCACACCTGATCCATGTCCAGAGTGCGGAGGAAATCTTTATGCTTGGCGTGCAAAAAACAAGGATGGGTCCGATAGATGTCCGCCAACTTGCATGGAATGTGGCTATAAAGCACGCAAAAAAGCAGAAGACCTTGAAACAGAGAAAATGTTTAACGATAGTTTGAAAGCCAGAGCGATTAATTACCTGAAATATAGCTCGCTTTATACCGACAAAAATTTAATTAATTGTCGTTTTAAAACTTACAAAACAGTAGACACAGAAACCAAGCTTGCTTTTGAAATTGCAAATCGAGCCACAACTGAAATTCTTTTGAATAAACCAATTCATATGATTCTTTCAGGCAAAAGTGGTGTTGGTAAAAGTCATTTAGCTATGTCAACGGCTTGGGAAGTGTTGGAGAAATCAAACTATGATAAACGCTGCTTATTTATTAGCTATGCGGAACTCTTAGAACAGCTAAAATTTGCGATGAATGATGAGCAAGCCAGAAAAGAGATAACAGGTAGTTTGATGGCAGAAATCAAAAGCGCAGATTTAGTAGTTCTGGACGATTTAGGAGCCAAGTTGGGAGTTAAACAAATTGATGATAGGAATAAAAGTACTAACTTCAATAACGACACCTTGAATCGCATTGTAGAAGCTCGGCAGAATAAAGCAACTATTTTTACTACGAACTTAACTGGTAAAGAAATGAGCCAAGCTTATGGGGAGAGAATTCTTTCTCGCATCATGAGTAATTCACAAGGTTTTGTGATGAAAATTGAGGGGACATCAGACAAACGAGTAGCAGGCATCTAAAATGCTATTTTTAGCAAATATATTAAGCGTAGAGCAGTTTTACAATCAAGTGAATATAAATAGATATAAAGAAAGAAAAACGGCTTAAAACGCATTTTAAAGCCTTAAAAACAAATCGATAGAAAGGGGAATCATTCAATGCCGTATGTAGTGAAAATTTCAGCCTATCTTGGCAAAGATGGTCGACCAGTAGCCAATTTAAAAGATGCTGTGTTATTTGAGCAAAAAGAGACAGCAGCTATTGCAACAATCGTATCTGGCGGAACTGTTTCAGAAGTAAAGGAAGCCATCATAATGCCAGAAAAACCGAATAGGTATACAGCAAAATCTACCAAAGTAGATTTTAAAAAGGAACCAATTGAAAAAGCAACAAAAGATAACCAAGCTTGGATGAAAGGGGCTAAATAAGAATGAAGTGTGTTAGATGTCAAGATCAGCGCGTGATTTGGGGCAAAGACAGATTTAATTATGCAACACCTATTCCATGTCCTGAATGCAACAAAGATGGAAAAGCAGTTCGAGCGGAAACTGCGACCAAGGAAAGGGAGTTAAAACAATGCAATCACCAACAGCCCTGAATAAGCGAGGAAATAAAGTCACGATTGATGGATATATATTTGACTCGGAAAAAGAAGCAAAGTTTTATCAGCGATTTGTCAAAATGTGCGGTCTGCCTTTTGAAGTAATGACAAAACAAGTAAATTTCAGACCAGAAGTAAAGAAAGTGACATCTAAATCAAACGGAAATATCGAAGTACTATTAGTGGTTAGCAACGCTTCATTAAAAGGAAAATATGAAAGTTTAAACGAATTTTTAGGCAAAACAGTATCAACGACCATCGAACCAGAAACAGTAGAATACAAGGTACCAGTTAACAAACAGACCAATAAACCGAATGTCGAATATATTGTAAATAACGACGGAACAGTTGAAGTTCTAAAAGAAGAACAAACTTCTTTAGAAATGGGCGATGATGTGCAAGAAGTCGAAGAAGTTGCTGTGCAAGTATCGAAAGAAACTATTGACGAATTCATCAAGAAGGCAACGACTATCGAATGGCCAGAATCAGTAACGATTAACGTTCGTGGCGTGTTGCATCGGATCGATGAAGGGGAAGCGCTAGAAGAAATTGCGGCTGATCATGATGTTTCAGTTGATAATCTAATCAATCAAGTAGAAATCGCACGCCAACATTTTGCGCCATTTGCTGATTCTTGGAGCAAAAACAAAGAGAACATCATTTTCCCTGAAAAGACAGTTGAAGATGATGAAGAAGAAATCGAAGAATAATCTCGTAGAAAGTGAGTGTTCATTTTGCTTGAGATTTATTATACGCCAACATCCGCTATCATTGCGGATGCACTGGCTAAAACATATGAAGTCGTTTCTTTAGAAACAGCTAGAAATATTGCGAAGAAATTTAAGGCTAGTTTAAAGCAGAAAACGGACCTTTATGTGATTGATGGAATTTTGATTGATGCTGGTTATAAAAATGAGCCAGTGAATTTATAGAAAGGAGTGGAGGTTTGCGGCCGCGATTAAAAAGCTTTTTACTCCTTTGAAATTATGAAATTTTGCTGTGAGGTAGAAGGTGAATAAATGAAACGCAACTGGAAAAGAGCAATAAATAAATTTAGTGGTATTGCATTAATGATTCTTGTAGCAAAAGCAACCGTGAGCCATTTCGTGTGTGGAAATGACATAACAAGCAGTGATCTCGTTTATTTCCTTTCATGCTCGTTTATTTTGGGATTAGGGCTATATTTAGGGGGTTCCAGCGTATGAGTTATCCAGAAGTTTTTATCTTAGGAAGGCAAGTTGATGGAGTGTATGTTGAGTACTTACATGGAGCAGAGAAAGCCGATTTATTTTTCGATTATACGATAGCTCGTGATGAAAGAAATCATATGAATAAAACCAATACAAAAGATGGCGAATGGAGAATTTTAAAATATAAATCAATAAAAAAGCCAACCGACCACTGGTTGACTAAGAAGAATATTTTACCAGAAAAGTGGTAGCTTGTGATATGTGAGGTTACTTTGCCCCAAACATTGGTCACAATAAAAATATTTTATCATGAGTAAAGAAAGCTGCCAACAAAAAAGCCAGATTGCTCTGGCTGTGGATAATGTGTGGATAACTTTGTGGAAAAGTCGTTATTATTATACCACAAATCTGTTCAATTTGCTTCGGCACTGGAACTGGTTGCTTTTAAGTAGCCATTTATTACACTTTTTATACCTCTTTTATACACTTTATCTACACTTCATATACCTTTGAAACGGGTTATTATGATAGTGTCAAAAAAATAAGAAATGCGACACACTTACACAAATACATTAACGGAACGATTGCCTACTTATTTTTTTGATTTGAGATTACAAGGAAGTAAAAAAATTCTACTTTCTTCGTTTAGTCACTTGTGATCTCATTTAGATTCTCTCGCAAACCACCAATTATAAAACTAAAGAAGTGAGGTGAATTTCCTCTCTCTTTTTTCTACAGGTTTGCGAGAGTTAATGGAGCATAGCTTAATCGGTAGAGCAGCGGTCTCCAAAACCGTTAGTATAGGTTCGAGTCCTATTGTTCCAGTAAGTGGCATAAGCTGCTTAAATAATATAGATCGTCAATGAATGTTCGGACAAACAAATTGGCGCTACTACCTTTCACGAGGGCTGCATTTATATGCAGTCTTTTTTGTTTTAAGTGTAGTAGAGTTTTCATTTTGAAAGGGGATTAACAAAACAATGCGTGTATTAATTAGAAGTTCAGCATCTGGTTCAGAGTATTGGGATACCGAAGAAAAAAGAAATGTGTTTGTTCCTAAAGGCCAAGAACCTGATTTTGAAGTTACTGAAAATCCTGAATCAATGCTAAGTAAAGAAGCTGATTTATATGTTGGTGGTTTACCAATTACTGTTGGGAATGTAACGATTGATACTGATGGAATTAAAGGCGAACGATTATTAACAACTGCAAGTGCTGCTGATGATGAAGAACAAGATGAGCTTGTTCCGTCTGATGATGAATCTGTTGTATTAGAAGAAATGAATGTAAAAGAATTGCGTGAATATGCAAAACGAAAAGGTATTGAGATCCCAAGTGCTGTACGTGCAAAAGGTGAAATTCTCAATATTATTAAAGAATCTGAATAATGCGCTATTGTCAGTTTGAAGGTTGCTCTAATACAACAGAAAAAGGAGCTTATTGTTCAGAACATGCTAGGAAGTCAAGAAAAAAGAAAAAGCCAATCAATGTTTATCATCATGACAACAAATCATTTTATCGAACAAAAGCATGGCAGGATGTCGCTGACTTTGTCTATGAAAGAGAAAACGGCTGTTGTCAAAGATGTGGCCGTTTTGTATTTGGAAGGCAAGCACATCGGCATCATGTGATTCCAATCAAGAAGAACGAAATGCTCAAGCTTGATCCAAACAATATTCGTTTGTTGTGTCCGAAGTGTCATGTGATTGAAGAAAATGAAACAGATGAGAAAAAAGTTTTTCCATCTTATTTTAAAAAATGAAGCCCCCCTATCAAATCTGATTCAAATTTTTTGTCGGGGGATAGGGTAGGGGGCAGTCACGCGTGTCGTTAGGTCAAAAATTTTAAAAATAAAAGGGGGGTGTATAAAAAATGACCACAAAAGCGCAACGCAAAGCGATTATTGATGAAAAAGTTAATCACGAAAAAACGCGAATTTTAGAAATTATGCGCAAGTCTGATTTATACACTATTACTCTTGATCCATTGATTGAATCATACTTGGATATTTTTGAAGTTTACCAATACAAATACATGCTGTGGAAAGAAAAAGGATTTCCCGAAACCCAAAAAACAACAAACAAGGCTGGAGCTACTAACAATAGCAAGCATCCACTAGCGCAACAAGTCGAAGTTTGGGCCGATAAAAAAATGAAAGCATTGGATTTATTAGGATTGACCAATAAGTCAAAAACAGGCAGACAAATTACTGGTGGTTCAACAGCTAGAGCAGATGAAGAAATGAAACGGCCAGAAGAAAAGCCTGTAGATGAATTGGCAGAACATCGGAAAAAATGGCGTAAAAAGGCAGGGAATGAAACATGATTGAACCTGGTGTAAATTATGCTGATTTATTTGCGAAAGAAGTTCGAAAGCATTCTAAGAAATATCCAAAAACGGTTCGTTTAGCAATAGATCGTTGGTATCGATGGAAGAAACGAAAAGATATTTGGTTTGATGTTGATCGTGCAAATGAAATGATGGACTGGGTAGAATCTTTTATTGTTCATACAAAAGGCGATATGGTAGGTAAACCATTTATTTTAGAGCCATGGGAAAAATTCATTTATTCTTGGATTTATGGCTGGGTAAAAGAAAATGAAAAAGGGCAAGTAGTCCGTGTTACTCGTGAGGCATACGTACAAATACCAAAGAAAAATGGGAAAACATTAATAGCCGTAGGGGCGTTGGGGTATGCTATGTATGGCGAAGGTGCCTTATCTGTCGATTGCTATGCATGTGCTTCTGATTTTGCGCAAGCTCAGTATGCTGCTAAGCCTTTTGCCGCTACTATCCTAAATAATCCAGTGCTATTAGATGGGACTAAAATATTTAAAGGTCCAAAAGGCACCGTTTCAAGTATTACGTATGACTATTTACATGGAGATATGGCTTATACAAATAAGTTTATTGTTCAGACAAAAAACATTGATAACATAGAAGGTTCCAATCCATATTTTGTTTTAAATGATGAGCTGCATAAACAAGAGAAAATGGAGCAGTACGATAACTTTAAATCTGCACAAATTTCATTGCCACAGCCGTTAATGTTTAATATTTCTACAGCTGGTAAAGGAAGTAGTTCGGTTGGTATTCGTGTTTATAAAGAAGCAAAAGAAGTCTTGAAGCGTGATGATAATGATTCAAACTTTGTTTTGATTTATGAACCAAATAAAGGATACGATTGGACAGATAAAAAAGTTTGGGAAATGTGCAATCCTAACTGGGGAATATCTGTTGATTTGTCTGCTTTAGAATCAGCCTTTAAAACTGCGCAACGTTCCGCTCACTCGAAAGCTGAATTTTTAACGAAGCATTTAGATGTGTTTGTGAATGGTGTAGATAATTTCTTTGAACAAGATCAAGTGGAACCGTGTTTGGTTCCCACAAATGAATTAGGAAACTTAAGTGGGGAGCCTTGTTGGATTGGTTTGGACTTATCTAAAAGCCGAGATTTAACTTGCGTATCATTAAATTTTCCTACATGGGATGCCGAAGGAAGAGCGATACTCAAAGTAAAACAATTATATTTTATTCCTAGTGAAAATATTGATTTTCGAGAAAAGGAAGATAATGTGCCGTATTCTGAATTAGCAGAACAAGGATTTGTTGAATTTTGTGATGGTAAGTTAATTGACCAAGAACAAATATTTCATTTTATTGAAGATTGCATGGATTTTTATGATGTTCAACAAGTCAATTATGATCCAGCAATGAGTGACCGATTAGTTGAAAAATTGGAAAATTTAGGCTTGGAATGTGTGCAAGTTGATCAGTACGCAAGAGTATTGAACTCGCCGCTTGAAGATGCCGAGCGATTATTTTATGAGCAAAGGATTATGTTTGATAATCCTTTATTTTTGTATTGCGCTTTAAATGTGGTTGTCAAAATGGATTTTCAAGGTCGTAAAGTACCAAGTAAAAACCAGTCAAAGAAAAAGATCGATGGATTTGTTGCTTTTCTTTGTGCGCATAAGGAAACAATGGATCAAATGATTGATGTAAACGAAGATGATATGGATGAATATTTAGATTCTATCTATCGATAATAGAAAGGCGGTGAGATTTTGAAGCTAAGAGATAGACTTTCAAATGCAGTATATGGATTTTTGGAAAAGCGTGGCTGGATTGAAGATATTTATGGCAATGTAACAAGATATTCACAACGTTTTGTTAACGATTCTTCTATTATGGAATCGTCTGATGTTTATGAATTGGTACAAGATATTTCTAATCAAGTTGCACTAGCAGAGCCAGTAGTAATTGGCCCTGATGGCGAAGAAGTCAAAAACCATTTCTTGCTAAACATATTGAAAAATCCTAATGATTATTTAACTGGTTTTGAATTTGCAAAGCTTGAAACAAATACATTGTTAATCAATGGAGAAGCTTTTCCTATTACAGATAATGACCAGTTACATTTAGGATATGGTGTTCAAACGAAATTAGATGATCGTTTGATTGAAAAATTTTCAATGAATGGCCAACCAATACCAGGGAGTATGATTCGTCATATAAAAAATATTGGTGTGGATTCCTTAAAAGGTGCTGGAATTATTGATCTTGCAAAAAGCACGCTAGAAGGTGTTTTAAGTGCTGAAAAGGTTTTGACAGAAAAATATAAGAAAGGCGGCTTGCTCGCTTTCTTGTTAAAGCTGGATGCGCATATCAATCCAAATAACAGCGCTCAACAAAAGATAGTAAAAGCTATTTTAAATCAGTTGGAAGAAACGCAAGATAATGATAGTCATTCAGTTAAAATGATTCCTTTGGGTAAAGGATACTCAATTGATACTTTAAAAAGCCCAATTGATGATGCAGCTATTCTTAATTATTTGGGTGTTTACAAAAAAGACCTAGGAAAATTTTTAGGAATAGATGTAAATACTTATCAAGCATTAATGAGAACAGATATTGAAAAAGCAATGATGTATCTGCACAACAAAGCAATTAAACCAATATTAAAAAATAAGAGCGAGCATTACTCGGCTCTTTTTTTTGTGCCTAATTCTGGTTATCGAGTGGAATGGAAAATTAATATTTTGGACTTTGTACCTTATTCCACCAAAACAAATATTGGGTACAACATTGTTCGAACTGGTATTACCAGTCCTGATAATGTGGCAGAAATGCTTGGTTTTCCTAGACAAAATACTAAAGCAACACAAGCCGTCTATATTTCAAATGATTTAACGGAAATCGGCAAAAAGAATGCTACCGATAATTCATTGACAACAGAGGATGACTTGAAGGGAGGTGGTAAGAATGAAGAAACAGGAAATTCGGACATTTGACATCACAAACCTTAAAACAAGAAGCGAAGAAGATAGTCAAACACAGATTGTTACTGGCTATGCGGCGGTGTTTAATAGTCCAACAGAATTATGGGAAGGCCTAAATGAAGTGATTAAGCCTGGAGCTTTCAGTCGTGCTTTGTCAAATTCTGATGTTCGTTGTTTATTCGATCATGACTGGGGCAAAGTATTAGGGCGCACAAGAAGTGGAACTTTGAAACTTGAAGAAGATGATAAGGGACTACGATTTGAAGTTGAGTTGCCCAATACAACTGTTGCCAATGACTTGATTCAATCAATGTCACGTGGGGACATTAATCAGTGTAGCTTTGGTTTTTATCCAACGGAAGAAACTTGGGATTATAGTTCAGACCCAGTTTTAAGAACTATCCATGAAGTCGAATTGTATGAAGTTTCTATTGTTTCTTTGCCTGCTTACGAAGATACAGAAGCAGCACTAGCAAGAAACAAACAAGAAATGAAGCAAGATATTAAAACTAGAAAAAAATTAATTGAAAAAATTAAAACAGCGCTTGAAGCGTAGGAGGAATTTATTATGAACAAAGAATTATTGCGTCAATTACAAGCTCGTCACGAGAAACGATTAAGTGATTTACAAGGCAAAATTGAATCTGGAGAAGTGCGTGAAGCAGATTTAGATTCAGTTAATGAAGAAATTGATGGTTTAATCGATGAATTAAAAGCCATTAAAGCTGAATTAGGGGATGATAATTCAGAATCTGGTGACGGTAAAGGCGATGATGGAACCGCTAAATCCGATAATACTGATGATGAAAATAAAGAAGATCGTGAAAAAGATACGAACGAAAATAACAATGATAAAAACGAAGAAAATCGTGGCGGCATGATTAGTCAAGAACAGCGTTATGGCTTGTTACGCACAATTCATGAAGGAATGGAGGCTAGAAATGCGATGTCTAATGAACAACGTGAAAAACAAATTCGTAAAGCATTTGCTGATTTTGTTATTGGTAATATTTCAGAAAGTGAAGCACGTTCATTAGGTATTGAAACAGGCAATGGTTCAGTGACAGTACCAGAAGTGATTGCATCCGAAGTGATTTCTTATGCTCAAGAAGAAAACTTATTGCGTAAATACGGAACGGTGATTCGCACGGCTGGCGATGTGAAGTATCCAATTCTTGTGAAAAAAGCAGAGGCTAATGTAAACAAAAAAGAACGTACGACAGATATTGCTGAAACAGCGATTCAATTTGACGAAATTTTACTTGATCCAGCAGAATTTGATGCATTGGCAACTGTAACGAAAAAACTATTAAAAATGTCTGGTGTGCCAGTAGAAGATATTGTTGTAGAAGAATTGAAAAAAGCATATGTTCGCAAAGAAATTAATTATATGTTTAATGGCGACGATGCAGGAAATGAAAACCCAGGAGCTTTAGCTAAAAAAGCTGTTGCATTTGAAAAACCTGTAGATTTAACAGCTGCAGGAGCTGGTCAAAAATTATATGATGCATTGATTGAATTTAAAAATACACCAGTAACAGAAGTAATGAAAAAAGGTCGTTTTATTATTAATCGTGCAGCTTTAACTGCTATTGAAAAAATGAAAACAGATGATGGATTCCCATTGTTACGACCATTCACGCAAGCAGAAGGTGGTATTGGTTATCAATTAGTTGGTTATCCAGTTGATTGGACCGATGCAGCAGATAAAAAAGGTGAACCAGATACACCAGTATTATATTTTGGTGATTTTTCTGCTTTCAAAATTCAAGAAGTTATTGGAGCGTTAGAAATTCAAAAATTGGTTGAAAAATTCTCTGGAAAAAATCAAGTTGGGTTCCAAATTTACAACTTGTTAGATGGCCAATTAGTTTACTCACCATTCGAGCCAGCTGTTTATCGTTATGAAATTACAAAACCAGTAGGTGGTTAATGTGAATAACGAAGCTGAAACATTATCTTTAGAAGAAAAATTCAAAGCACATATTCATTTTGAAGAGGGGATGGATGATTCCATGCTCTCTTTTTATTTAAATATGGCAAAAAATTATGTAAAAACTGCAACTGGAGGGCAAGAAGAATATTTAATTTTGATGGTTGCTGGTATTGCTTATGAATATCGTGTTTCAGAAGATGAATTAGATAAGGCGTTGAATGCGATCACGCCATTTATCATCCAAGGAGTGATTCAACATGCCGAAGAGGCAGACGAATAGGTTTCGTTGGAAAGCAGACTTACTAAATGTAAAAGAAGAAACAGATTCGAACGATAAAGTAGTTACAACCTATAAACTTAACAGGCTTTTATGGTACGAAGATATTGGAGTAACTGCACAAGAAAAATATCTTTCACAGCAAGCCAAAACAGACGTTGTCAGACGGATTAAAGTGAGATTGGATAAATCTATCACAGAAAAGTTTAGCGCTGTTAGAATCGATTCTGTGACCTATAAAATCACTCGTATTTACACAAATATGGACAAACGAGAAATGGAGTTGAGTTTGGCTTATGTTGACTGATTTTGAAACATTAAATTATCAAAAGAATCATTAGAAGAAGCTGCAAATTTTTATTTGAATAAACTACTTCCTAAAGTCCCTAAATCATTACTTAAAAAGAAACATATGCGAGATCAATTAAAAGTTGAAGTAACTAATGAAGTAGAAGTAGTTTTTGAAGATACAGCTTTTTATTGGCGATTCGCTGAAAATGGAACAGTAAATCAAAAAGCGCAACATTTTGCCAGCGGAACATTTGAACAATATAAAAGTCAAATAGAGATGATTATGACTAAAAAAATATTGGATAAAATGAAAGGATGAATAAAGATAGTCAAAACAAACAATATTAATGATAGCTGGTGTTGTTGCTGCTATCGGTCCAGTATTAGTAGTTTTAGGAACACTTGCTAGTTCCATTAGTAGTTTGATTCCAGTTATTGCTTTTATTGCGTCGCCAATTGGTTTAGTAATTGCGGCGGTTGCCGCTTGGGTAGCTGCAATCGTAGTTGCATATAATAAAATCGGTTGGTTTAGGGATTTTATCAATACCTCCTTTAAAGTAATTAAAGATATTGTGGTTGGTGTATTTAATGTTTTGAAAGATACGACAAAATCTACTTTTGATTTCATCACAGGATTTATTGGTGGTGCCATGGATGGGGCTGCAAAAATTATTGGCGATTACGTAAATGCAATTAAGCGTATTTTTGGCGGTATCGTTGATTTTGTAACGGGAGTATTTACTGGAGACTGGTCAAGAGCGTGGCAAGGTGTTGTTGACATTTTTGGTGGTATTTTTGAAGGTATCGCTGCAGTAGCTAAAGCTCCAATCAATGCCATGATTACGTTAATCAATGGATTTATTGGTGGATTAAACAATATAAAAATACCTAAATGGGTGCCAGGAATTGGCGGTAAAGGATTTCATATTGGAAAAATCCCTTATTTAGCAGAAGGTGGAACGATTCTAAATGGTCAAGCCATTGTTGGTGAAGCTGGTCCTGAACTATTAACCGCTAAAAACGGCAAGACAACTGTAACTCCATTGTCACCAGAAGAAAAAGCTCGTGGAATTGGTGGTGCTTTGAAAGGTGGCAATACTATTGAACAACATGTTCATATTGGCCAAGTAGATGCAAATAATCCGAGTGAGTTAGATCGAATGAATCGCAAGCTTTATAAAGCAAGTGCGCAAGCTTTCTATGACTTAGGAGGTGTTCCAACGTGATTTTTATGAATCCTGATGAACCAAATTTCATTTGGAAAGATTTGAATGCAGTTCGTGATATGGGGTGCATTATCGAAAATGAGCTGTCAGAGGTTTTACCAAATAAACGATATGAAACGTATTCGATTATCGGAAGAAGTGGTGAATTTAATGAAACGTTCAATGATTATGAACCCTTTGATTATGAAATTGAAGATGTAACTATTCCATATGAAAATTTAGCGGCAGTCAAAAGATGGTTAACTGGTAAAAGTAAACTTATTACTCACAATGATGAAGATAAATATTTAGATGCTATTTGTACAATGAGTAAACCAACTTCATTCAAAAATGAATGGGGTGTTTTTTATACCTTTAACGTTGAATTTAGATGTCAACCGTTTAAAAGAAAAGTAAACGAACAACCAAAAGTGATTAAAACAAAATCAATTGAAATTACTGATCACGGTGATGAAAATGCTTTTCCTTATATCGAAATTAATTCAAAAGGTGGCGATATTACGTTAAATATTGGTAGTAACTCACTAACGATTTTGCGTACACAATCAGGAATCGTCACTATTGATAACGAAAAAGGAAAAGTAATACAAGAAGGGCTACCATTGTTTACTCGTGGTAGTTGGATAAAAACGAATCCTGGTCAAAATACATTAAATATATCAGGAAATTTCACAGAAGCTAAGTTTTGGAATAGGAGCGCGTATTTATGACACAAAATTTTATTTATGCATATACGGCTATTCCTGAAAATTTAAATGATAACGGAATGGCTTTGCCAGATTGGCAAGATTTACCAGAAATTAACCGTGTGTTAAATGGTGCGTATCGATTCTATGGTAACTATGCAAGAGATGGCCAATATCGCTCGTACTTAAAAAAGGGAAACTTTTTAAAGGCACAAGTTGAAGATGGGTCATATCAATATTTTGAGATTTACAATATTAAAAAAAATCTGCAGTCAGTTTCAGTGACAGCAAGACACATTGGTTTTATGGCAAATAAGAATTTCATTATTAATTCATTTACTGCTAACGGAAATGGCACGCAAATCATGAACAATTTAAAATCTGCATTAACGTTTAAGCAACGGTTTAGTTATTTGTCGAATGTCGGTACTACACATCAATTTACAGCAAAACAAGTCGGACCAATTGATGCAATTATTGGTTCTAACAATGGCAACCAAAATTTAACAGGTGTTACTGGTGGAGAATTAGAGATGGATAACTTTAATTTGAAATTAGTAAAACAAATTGGAGCAGATAATGGTTTTAGAATTGATTTTGGAATTAATTTGGAAGCTATAGATGAGGACTATGACGACGAATCAATTATAAACAGTCTTTTTCTTATTGGTGGTGTACCAGACAATGATTATGACCAAGATAAGGAGCCAATCACGTATGGTTTTTTAGAAATTGCTGGTGTAAATGATAGTAATCGAAGAATTGGAAAACGTGAAAATTCGGAATGTAAAACAGTTGATGAGCTTAAAAAATGGGGCCAGTCATTGTTCGATAAAGACCGTATTCATGAACCGAAAGTAACGCACACTATTAGCATGGTAGCATTAGAACACACCTTGGAGTATGAAGACATGTACGAAGAGCTTTCTTCTTTGCGTTTTGGTGATGTAGTACATGTGCGAGCAAAAGAAGTCGATATTGAAGTAACGGAGCGCATGGTGGAATATACTTGGTTTCCGACTTTAGGTAAATTTAAAAATATTGTTTTGGGGAATGATTTATCACTTTACACCTCAACAGTAAATAATCAAACTCAAGAGCTAAAACAAAAAATTGATAATCGGACAGAAACATTAGTACAAAATGTTTTAAATGCAACGGCATGGATTACTGGAAACAGTGGTGGACATGTCGTTTTTCGTCCAGAAAAAGCCCCGTCTGAAATTCTTATCATGGACAAAAACAAAGTAGCTACTGCAAAACGTGTGTGGCGCTGGAACTTAAATGGTTTGGGTTATTCCTCCAACGGCGTGAATGGTCCGTTCGAACTTGCTATGACTTCTAAGGGAGAAATCGTTGCTGATTTTATTAAAGTGGGCATTATTAACGCGAATGTTTTACAAACAAGCTTTAATAATGCAACAGGCGATGTACTAAAATTAGTAGCTGGTGCTTTGCAAATTTGGAACAATAAGAAAAAAATCATGGAATTGACTAGAAAAGGGATGGAATTTTGGAATGGCTCTAGTCATATTGGGACAATTGGTACGAAAGGAAATCCTTTTCCTGATTTAAGAGATGAAAACGGAAATCCAGTATCCTTGGAAATGTACAAGGAGAAGTTGGTCCAAGTATGAACCCAGATACCGAACAAATAGGCGGTCCAGCTTACGGATGGGTTCAATGGGACGGTTCAGCATATCCATTGGTAGGCGCACCAACTTGGAATGGCCGAGAATATGTACAACGCTTAATCGCAGCTGCAGGTATCAAACAAGACTATAGGACGTCATTAGCCCAAGCTCAATTAATTAATTGGTGTATGTTCAATGGGCAATGGTTAGGACAAGTAAGTCCATTAACAGTTGATGAATTTAAAGTTGTCAGCTCGCCTAAAACAGCTGCTTATGCGTTTGAATTAAACTTTGAACGTCCAGCTGCAGCACATCCAGAAAGACAAACCTATGCACGGTTTGACAAATTCAAAGATTTGAAAGCTTCTACTGCAACAGGAAAAGCTGGCATAGAACATTTGGAGACCTTAATGGGCAAATGGCTTGGTAATGGGCAATGTTATGCCGTTCCAGCCGAATATTCTGGTTTTATGGGCGGCTGTGGTTTAGGTGCAGGAACAATTTATGGCTTTTCACATGTAATTGGTGATACATCATCTGCTGCAGATATTGGTGAAGCATATGATTGGAATGCGGTAGGTTGGCGAGTAATCCAAAATCCAACGTATCAAGATTTAGTAGTAGGAGCAATCGTCAATATTAGACGAGGTGGCCAATGGGGAACAGGTTGGACAGTAGACCCAACATATGGTCACACGGGCGTGATTTACGGCTTAAATAACGGACGTATCCAAACCATAGAACAGAACGCCGAAGCAAGGGCAAATTGTCGACAAAATAATGACCTGATTATATTTTGCTAATTCTATTCAATCGATTGTTTATTCCACCAAAATAACGAAGGAGGATTTTTCAATGGTTAAATGGCAAGCGACACTAAGCACCACGGAGCCATACAATTACATTGGTATTCAAAATGTACGGCAAGGGAACCGAAATACCGAGGTTTTAGAAGCTGTATTAGTTGAAAATTCTTTGCCACTTGATTTAACAGGTTGCGAAGTATTTTTTGAATCAGTTATTGATAAAAAGTATCCGATTCAACGAGCGGCAAAAATTGTGAATGCCAAAAAAGGGATTATCCAGTATACCTTTGATGAATATTCTATGCAGTCATTGCACAGACAGGAAGCATACTTCAGTATTCATAAAGGCGACAATCTAATTGGCGCAACGCAGAACTTTTCTTATTTTGTTGTGAATGCTGTTTCTAAAACAGAAGGTGAAATGGGTTCGTATTGGCAATCAATAGAAGATTTGATAGCTGATATGACCGCTTTTATCAATGAAAATAAAGGCGATTTCACAGCATGGATGAACGCTAGAAAAGAAGAGTTTGAAAAGTGGCGTAAAAATCAACAAGATACATTTGAAGCGTGGCGAAACGGCCAAGAATCAGATTACCTAATGTGGTTTGAATCGATTAAGGACATTTTAAAAACTGTTGATCCAGGCGGAACAATGTTAGCCGAATTAATGGATGCACGTGTAGACATACAAGGGGTCCGCCACAATTCACTTTCAGAGCGTTTATTGGCTGATATGGATTATTTGTATCAGAGATTAGAAGAACGGCTATACACCATCAAATTCGGCAATGTAAACACGTTAGAAATTTTAGAGGATGATTCATTTTCTAAGAATCATGAAGCAGAAGTTGTGGGAACAGTCAATTTTCCAATAGAAGAAGGGGCGTTAATCATAGCGACAGTTGATGATCCAAAACAAAATGTTTTTACGATTGAAGGTGTAAATAATGGTTGATGCTAAAAGAATGATGGAAACTGATGAAAATGGTATTAAACGTCAGTTTTTTCCTATTACACATTTTTCAGCAATCCTTGGTTTATCAGAGATAATGAGCGGACAGGCAAAAGTTTTATCTGTTAACGGAAAAACTGGAGCAGTTATTATTACGCGTGCAGACTTAGATTTACCTAACGATGGGATTATGATTTCTCAAGAAGAATATGAAAAATTCAAACTAATTTTAGCCGATTATGAAGCTGGAAAACTAGGTGGTTCTGGTGTTGAGTTTGAAAAAGTAAAAGGAGATGAAGAATTAAATGCCTGATTTATACGTAGTGAAAAAAGATGGCGTAGCTATTGACGTACAGACTAGTACAGCTGGCGTTGTTGGATTGAATGAATTTGTAGATGGAAAGATTAGTGGTACTGGAGCAGGGACTGTTTCGTCTGTAAATGGTCATACAGGTGAAGTTGTTTTAACTGCTTCAGATGTAAAAGCGTTGCCTGACACAACCATCATTCCAACACTTCCTGGCAATGCTACTGCTGAAAAAGATGGTTTAATGTCTAAAATGGATAAAGAAAAACTGGATGCATTACCAGTTTTTACATTTGAAAAGGTAGGTGACGCATAATGGCAGATATCGTTCAGTTAAAAGAAAATGGTAATGCGAAATATATGAAAACACACGTTGATGGGTTGGATGGAATTGACGGAAAACTTGTTAAAGCGACTGGAAATGAAACAATTTTAGGAACAAAGAATTTTCAAGATGGTTTGTAGAGATTGAAACCGCTTGGAGGTTTGGTGAATGAACAGTCACAATTCTTTAATTTTTCAGAACAAAAATGGGAAGAAGCAGTCACGCAAGATTATTCTAAAAAATTAAACTTATTAGAAAATCTTGCGAATAGCTTAGAAGTTTCAAATAGCGAGTTAAAACAAGCAAATGAAAAACTAACTGCTAAAGCAGAATCGCTTGCACAAATCAATTCTAAGACTATGCTTACGTCGCTTCAAAATACTAAAGAAATTGATGCGATTAAAGAGCAAATCGGAGGTGCAAAATAATGTATTCATATGATGACATTAAACTGATGTATGACTGGGGCTTTTTCACGCCTGAACAAGTATCAGAATTTGTGCCTAGTTGTATTACAGAAGAGGAATTTACTAAAATGACAGGAAAACCGTTTAGCAAAAGCTAGGCGGTTTTTTGTTAAAGGGATGGAGACGATAACTTGAAAGATGAGCCTTTAATTGAAATCGTCGATCGTTTGGCACGAATTGAGACAAAGTTGGATAATCACGAACAATTAAGAGAGAAAGCAGACATAGCACTCTCAATGGCCAAAAACAATGAAGGCGATATTGCGGAAATAAAAGAGAATCAAAAGTGGACGTGGCGAACAATTGCAGGAATTGGGGTTTCTGTTGCTGTTTACTTAATCACGAAATACTTAGGAGGAATTTGAAAATGATACTACCAGACAAGTATTACAAAATCATCAAATGGGGAGTACTCACTGTACTTCCTGCTAGTTCTGTTTTAGTAGCAACGTTAGGCAAAGCCTATGGTTGGCAACAAACAGATATGGCTGTTTTAACTATCAATGCCATTGCAACTTTTTTAGGAGTAGTAACAGGTGTATCAGCATATAATTTAAAAGACAAGGAGTAAACGAATGAAAAAGAAAATTTTAGTTGGAGCGTTAATCGCTCTATTTTTTATGCCTTTAAATGTATTTGCTGCTAAAGGCGATCAAGGCGTTGATTTGTCTATTTGGAATGGGTATCAAGCAACATTTGGTTATGCACATGATAAATTCTTCAATTTCACAAATTGGTGGCAACAACTACTTCTCATTGTGAGAGGTAGGGATTTTTTTATTTATTCGGTATATTTTATATGTCTATTCGCTTGCCTTTTTTTATTTTTTGATGTAGATTTTATCTTGTTGTTATAGTCTATTTTGCTAATTTGAATTAAAATGATATTACGCAAACCCTTGTGAGTTCTAGTCTGTCTAAATATGGTGTTGTAGAAAAATTACACCGTGAAACTAAATAATTTATTTAGATAGAGCCTAGAATCCTTGTTGTGTAAGGGTCTAGGCTTTTTATCTTTTGATTCATTACATGTTCATTTGTAGATGGAATGTAGAGGGAGGATTACCCAAGTTTGGCTGAAGGGGACGGTCTCGAAAACCGTTAGGCGAGTAACATCGTGCAAGGGTTCGAATCCCTTATCCTCCGTACTGAGAAGCAGTTGAGTTATTAGTTGCAAATAAAACGACAGAGACGTACACTTAAAGTAGAAAAATACTTAAGAAGAGGTGTCTATTATGTCAAACTATGAAGAAAAAGAAGCGCAAGCATTAGTAAAAATTGCCGACGTTTTGAACAAATTGGATGCAAGTTTAGAAGAGTTGGCCTCGCTAGATGAGGATACAAAAAAACATAGTATGAAGAAATGGATTGTTGAAAAAAAAGCCATTCATGAGATTAAAAAAATTGCACACGAAGCTGGTAAGTATGACAAGTATGATGAAAAAGAATTAGAAAAAGAAATGGATCTGTTGGAAAAGTTTATGTAAAAAAGCGCTAGCTTTTGTTCAACAGTTATTTAAGTTTGAGTCTAGAATTAATCGTTTTGATTTTTTCTAGGCTTATTTTTTATGAAGTAAGCAAATCGTATCGGGAGAGGTATTGAATTAAGAAATAAAGCATGTATTGATTCAGAAAAAAAGTTGTAGTAAAATGTTCGTCACAACTACTTTTCTTCTGATTTCATAGAAGGAAAAGTTGGAATAATGAATTGAGAAGAGTCGATTTTTAGGAGATGATTTTAGGTGACTTTTTATCAATTATTGCAGTTAGATCCATTTATTTTAAAACAAAAAATTCATCAAGCGGATACTAAAAAACAGCGGAGATATTTTTGGCGCGCCTTGTTAATAAGGGATATCTTATTAGTTTCGTTTGCGATTTTATGGGTGTCGACGATTACTTTTTTCTTTGGAAAAGCTGTAGCGCCTTTTTCAATTGTATTATTTTGTTTGCTGTTGAGTATCCGTTTCGTCTCATATGGCTACAGGGAAAAACAGGCCTTGCTTAGTTTAGGAATCGTGTTAACAATTCTAGGTGTTAGTCCATTAATTTCACTGATTTCTGTATCATTTTTACAATTGGGCCTTCATTTTATCTGCTTGCTGGCATTGTTTTTCTTAACTGGTAAAAACCCTAAAATGGGTAATCCTGGCTTGTATACGTTCTCCTACTTATATTTAGTTGGCACGGTTCACTATCAATCGTTTCAGCAATTAGAACAAACTTTCTTTGTATTAGTGTTTGCTTATCTACTTTTAGCTTTTGTTTATCATGTGAAACATAAAAAATTGGATCAAGAGATTACTTTTATACAGATGGTTACAGAAAATGGTTTTTTTAATCAAAGAAATATTTGGTTTGGTTATTACGCTTTAGGCATTAGCTTATTACTTTTTATAGGAACGCACCTTCAGATTGACCGCTTTATGTGGGCAACATTTGCTAGTTCGTCATTATTTTCTGGGTATGATACGTTTAAATTGTCTGAACGAGCAAAAGAACGAATAATAGGGGTCGTTATTGGTTCTCTAGTATCGGCTATCTTGTTATTTTATATACCAACGAACCTACTTGGTATTTTAGGAGGACTTTGTTTAGGCTTATGCACATCTTATAAAAGTAAAACGATTTTTAATTGTGTTGGTGCTATCATGGCAGCTTCTATGATATTTGGGCTAGAAACAAGTCTTTACTTAAGAATTTTGTTAAATATGTTGGGGCTAGCTTACGGTTTGCTTTATCATTTTGTCTTTGTAAAAACTATGTCCTATTGCAATCGCAAGGAGTGGCTGAAATTGTCTGAATAAAAGGAGCCTAACATTCTTTCTTGAAAGAATGTTAGGCTCCTTAGACATTTTTGTTTATATTCCATATTATCAAATTATATGCATGCTGTTAATCAATGCCCAACTGCTATATCAAATGTCGCAATTTTTGCTGAGCCAGTAGGTACAAGGTCTAGTTCCACTTCGTCAAACCTATTGCCATCAACTGGTATCCCAAAGTAAATGGTAGATGGTCCAGTTCTACTTTTATAGATTATTATCTATTAGTATACCTAAATTTCTATTTAATTCGTAATGACTGACCAGGATAAAAAACAGAAGTTTCAATGCCTGGATTTAATGCTAATAATTCTTCTAAGGTTAAACCATTTCTTTCGGCTAACTGTCGCCCACCTTCACCACTTCGTACCGTATCGTATATAGGTTGGTCTGATTTAGAATTTTGTATTTGTTCACGAGAATCAGAGTTTTGTGGTGGTTGCTGTTCAGATTGTTCAAAAACTTGTTGAGTTTGAGTATTTCTTTCAATTAATTGTTCCAACGTAATATTACCTAGATAAGTGTATATTTGTCCATTAACAGTTAAAGTACCATCATTATTTTTCGTTACTGTTCGGGGCGTATTATTCAAAAGAAACGTCATTGTTTGATTACCATTCTCATCCACAGAAAAACTTACATTTTGAAGAGGAACATTCGATTGAGTTATGCTAGTGAGTGTTCCGTCAGCATTTATAAAAAATAAGTTATCACTTTGAGGAATACCCCAACCGCCTATAAAATCAGCTAAGCTAACTTGTGGTAGCGGTTCTTTAGTAGTAGATGAAGAGGTAGATTGGTTTGTTTCAGATGAGACGTTTTGATAATTAGAGCTGGTTTCTTCCGTTTTATCTTTTTGAGTGGAAGAATCAATACTTTTCTTTGTGTAAGGTTTCAAAACTAGTTTTGTTTGGTTATCAGAATTGTTTGTCTTAGTAGGAGTGAAAAGTAGATTTTGCTTTTCTTTTTTTATCTTGTAAGCTACTTCTTTTCCTTCATTTTTCCAACGAATTTGATTGTTTTTTAGATGGTATTTGACTTTGTATTCTATTTTATTTGCAATTTGTTTACCTAATTCTTCGCCTGCTTTTTCCAAATCATTTTTTGCAGTTGATGTGTGTTCATCTGTATTGATTTTGAAAGTAGCGGTATCTTCGCTGAATGATACAATCATTACTACTTCATCAACGTTGGAGTTTACGGCCCACTCGTTTGCCATTAGCTCTTTTGTGGTCACTTTATTTCTGCAAGAAGTAAGGTTCAGTAAGGATAAAAAAACAATCAACCCCAGTAAACTTTTTTTCAT